CGCCTTGTGCACCAGCACGCCCTGCTGCAGGCGGTTCTGGTACGCCAACCAGTTCTTGCTGCCCGCGCGGCGGTAGATCCAGCCGTGCTCGGCCAGCCAGGCGAACAGCTGGCGCGGCTGGACCTGCAGCATCTTGGCGGCGGTGCTGATGTTGAAGGCACCGTCAGCTTGGGTCAGCCGCAGCAGCGCGCGGACCTGCGGCTCCTGGTACTGCACACGCGCCTCAAGGATCTCGGCCTTCTCGCTGTAAGACAGCAGCAGCGCGCGCAGCGTTGCCGGATCGGTTAGCGCCTGCATCGGGTCAGGCGCCGCCGCCCCGGCCGTGAGCGCGTCATAGGCGCGGATCACCTGCAGGCTGAAGCTGGGGCTGATCCACATGGCGTAGGCATACACCAGCTCGCGCACCACGTAGCTGCCGCCGTAGCGGCCGGCCACCGAGTGCACCGGGTAAATCCGGGAATCACCGGAGTTGACCAGCTCGGCCACCAGTTCCTCGGTCTGCTTCAGGCGCTGCCAGTCGCTGGGCTGGTGGCGCTTCGCACCACCGGATGCCTGGTGCAGGTCGTTCAGGCAGAACCTGCCCACGTCGTCGCGGCGCACAGTGACCCCGCCAATCATCATTGCGTTCAAGAGAACACCTCCGTTTTCCAGCCGCCGCCCGGGGCGCGCTGGACTGCCAGGAATCGAAACGGGTACATCTCGGCGGCCACCTTCACCTTCACGCGGGCGTCTTCCTCCCAGAAGCCCTTCACCTCGTGGGCCTCCAGGTCACCAGCGGCCGTCATCACGAAGAAGTCGATAGTGAGGTGGGTCTTTTCGGCCAACTTCAGCTTCACGGACTCGAACCGGAACCATGCGATCTCACCGGCGGCAAGCTGCAGCGCCAGATGCGCGGCATAGGCTTCTTCGGTCTTGTTCATCTCCCCGGGCACGTGCCGCGGCCTGCCGCGTGCCACCTTGCCGGCGGCGTTTCCACTGCCAGAGGGCTGAACAGCAGACGGCGGGCGGTAGGCGCGCGGCGCGGCCGGTGTAGGCCCGGCTGCCGGCGCACTGGCCTGCACGAGGCGGCGCATGCCTTCCGGCATGTCCTGCACGGTTGCGTACCGCAGGGAACGGCTGGATGTCTTCTTCGGCGGCATCAGGCAGATGCCTCCATAGCTCTCCACACGCGCATTGTTCGCTGCCGGAATGCGTCGAACTCCTGCCGGGCGCGTTGCTGCGCGGCCTGGTGCTCGCGGTCCATCTGCTCGAGCATGCAGTCGAATTCGACGTTAAGCAGTGCCATCAGCTGTTCCATGGACAACCCGCCGCGCGTGCGCTGCCCCGATGGTGGCGCGAGCATTGGCATGGCCAACTGCTGCTGACCCGAAGGCGGCGCCGGCGCACGCTCTACGCGGCCGGCCTCAGTCGCAGCCCACGTCGCCACCGGCCGCCCGTCGCGGCCGCTGTCGCGGTTCTCGCACCTGCGCACCAGCCCATCACCATCCAGCTCTCGCAAAAGGCCAGCCACGGCGGCCGTGCTCAGCAGCATCACCTCGCGCGGCGCGCCTGACTCGAGCGCGGCGTTGCCCATCAGCTCCAAGGCCTCCGCTGCAGTGCTCTCGCCGTGGATGCCCAAGCAGAACAGAAGCAGCTGCCGCTGGTAGGCGCGGATTTCAGCCGGCTCCATGCGTGCCTCCGAAACCCAGGTCCGCCGCGGCCTGCGCCATGGCGCTGCGGGCGGCGGCGCGGTTGCGCACCACGTGCAGTTCTGGCTTGGGTGCAGGCAATGCAGCCATCGCCTCGGGCACGGCGCCGCCGTCCATGACGTGCTTCACCGCCCTCTCGTAGGCGTTGGCCAACATGCGCTGCTGCTGCGCGCCGCTCTCGGCCGTGGCGTAGGCGTGCAGGTCCAGGTTCGACCGCACAAGCACGGTGAACCCGCTATGTGCTTGGCCGGGTCGCATCTGGCCATCAACTTCTGCCAACGACGGCACGCCCAGGCACATGGCCCGGAATTGCCCGGGGTTCGGCGGCCACTGCAGCGCACTGCGCAGGCAGTTGCCCATACCGTCGGCTACCTGTCGCGGGGTGATGCCAACCAGCACCTGGAACCACAATTCACCGGCGGTGGTCAGGCTGCCCGCGTTGTTCACTGGGGCTGAGCCGTTCTCACGCACCCACTTTCCGGGAAACATGCCGGCCATCCGTTCCCACACCGTCCACAGCATGCTCACCGCGCGCTGGTCGGGCTCAGTGATGGACGGGTTCGAACTCGACGTCGATGACATCGCCGCCCGTTCCGCCAAAGCCGCCAGCTCCCGCGCGCTGCTCGAATTGTCGCCGCTGCTCTGTGACCTGATCGGCAGAACCTGGCTGATGGCTTGCATTGGTGCCTCCGGTGGTATTGGGGATTGCGGGCATTGCGCCTGCCGCATGGCGGTTGCGGGCGGTCTTGATCGCCCAAGGGAACGGGTTCGTGACCGGTGGCGATCGCGCCAGCCCTTCAGCGACCGTGTGCCCCAGCGTCTCCGGCGTCACGCCCTCCTTCAGGGCGGCCAGCAGGTCGGGGTGGCTCGGGTTGGTGGAATGGCAACCGGCCTTGCGCATCAGCAAGCACGCACGCCCCGCGTCGGTCACGCCTCCCAGAGATCCTTGAGTGAGATGTGATCTATCTGGAGTAGTAATGGGGTCTGGGGTCTGGGTACCCGTGTTCACACCTGTGTTCACACCACCTGTCACGCGTGACTCTGCGTGACATGTCACGCGTGACAACTGGTCGAGCGTCACGCGCTCGTCGCCCGTGACATGCGTGACATGGAGCGCCTTTAGCTGTGCCATCGTGACCATGCCGTCCGGCACGACGCCGACAGCGCGCAGGTCTTCGAACAGCATGGTTCTGCGTGCTCGGGTGCGCGCCTGGCGCTCGGTTTCATTGCTCTTTCGGGCATCGCGGCGGCCTTGGCCCTCGGCAATACGGCCTTGCGCCTTTGCGATTTGCTCATCGCAGCGCTTGCTGTGTCGCAATCCGTCATCTGCCACGGGGAAGTAGCGCTCGGCGACCTTCTTGACTGCGGCCTTGTCCGCCGCAGTGATTGCGCCGGCGATGATGTACAGCTCGGCCAGGCTCTCTGGCAGCGCCTGCTCTTCCGAGTAGTACGCCAGCATCAGCTTGAAGTAGACGCCGTGGTCGGTCAGGGACAGTCGGGTCGTGTCCTTGAGGTAGTCGCCCGGGAACATCTCGAAGTAGATCATCAGGGTTCCCCAGCACCGCGCTTGCCGCGTGCCGCGGCACCGGGGCTGCCAACCCTGGTCAGCTCATGCTCGTTCGGCGGCAGCGTCTCCAGCCGGTATGTCTCACCCAGGCTGCTGCGCCAGCGGTACGCAGTGGCGCGGCTCACGCCGAAGTGCCGGACAATGGCCTCAACGGTTGGGAAATCGCTGAGCTCGATTGCCCAGCGCATGAACTCCATGACGATCCTGGTGGTGTTGTAGCCGGCAAGGGCGTGCTGCGGCGCGCTGCGCCGCGGCTTCTTTTCAGTCATCGCGGCGGCTACCGGAGCTACGGCCGGCTCTCGCTCGGCCGGAGCGGCGCGGAGCGCAGGGCCACAGCGCAGACCGAGGGTCGGACTGATGTTCATCCTGTCGCCCCCGCATGACCCGATACGGGAACCTCACGCCCCACCGCGGTGCTCAGCTGCCGCAGGCCGGGAAGCCGCCGCTTGGCGGCCGCCGGGTCGTTGAGGTCCTGCAGCGCGAGCTGCCAGCGATATGCCGTCGCGCGCGAAAGGCCGAATCGCTTCTGAAGCGCATCAACGCGCACCGGCTGCGGCTGCTCTTTTGCCCAGAGGACGACATCCACCATGGGCAGAAGCGGCACCACACTCTCGGGGATGCGACGGCCGGCACTGTCGAATTCGCTGACCACGGCGATTGCCCAGCTCACCATTGCTCCGCCGCTCATCGCTGCGCACCCTGCACTGCTCGCGGCGCCAGATCCTGCAGGTGGCCCGACACGTAGCGTTTGGCCGTCACCAGTTCCGCCTCGAGCTGACCGATCTCGTCCAGCGCGCGGCGCAGCTCGGGTATGTCCTTCGGGCAGATGCGGCCGTCGGCCAGGACGTTGGTGATCGCTTCGAGCGTGTGACCGAACTCCACCGACAGGCGGGCCACAGCCAGCACGCCGGCATGCGGCTCCATCATCGGGATACGGGCACCGAGAAAGCCATAGCGCTGGGCCAGTTCGCGCGAGCAGGCGTCGCGCCAGTGCGGCGGCAGCGCACGAACCCACGACTCTTCCAGGTCAACAGGCATCTTGACCGTGCCATTGCGGATGCGGGCAATGAGCTGGCCGTTGGACTTCAGCGCTTTTTCGGTGCTGTCGGCGTCTACACCGACATGGAAGTGCAGAATGCGCTCGGCTGGCGCTACGTCCGCCATGTACTGCTCGGCGATCGCCTGGGCAAGGCTGCTGTCGGTGTGGCCGCTGTTGCGGATGGCGTCGGTGGTGTGCCGGAACACCACCGCAGAGCGCGGCTCGTGGTACTGAGGATCAGGCTTCATTTACGCACCTCGGGAGGCGATGCAAAGTGGTCGCCATGGACAGGACGACCGAAATTCAGGGATTGGGTGGCTTGCGGATCGCGGCTCAGGGGTCTGATGGGACGCTGTTACGCCGCGTCGACCGGCACGATCCGGTCAGCGTCTGGGTCGGTCTCCGAGCAGGGGAGTTCGCCGAAGATGTCAGGCCGCAGTTCATGCCTCGAGACTTGGGTCATCGCCTCGATCGACAGGATGTGGTGCGCGGCAACCGGCCGACGGCCTGTGCGCCATTGCGAAACCAACGCGGGGTGAACCTTGAGCAGGCGCGCTAGTGCGCCCTGCCCTCCTACCGCGTCGATGGCCTTTTGGATCGGTACCACGTGGTGGTTGGGCTCGTTCATGCGCCAAACATAGCAGTGCTATTTACCCATGTAAATAGCATCGCTGTTCGTCTTCCTGAACACCTTCAAATAGCATCGCTATATGCCTAGGCCAGCTAACCCCAAGACCGCTGAAGGCCGCGCAATCGCGGAGGCCATCACCCGCGCCGGCCTGACCCAGGCGCTGGTTGCCGAGCGGCTGGAGGTCACCCCCAGCTTCATTTCTCAGTTTTCGACTGGCTTGCGACCAGTGCCGTGGGACAAGGCAGAGGCGTTGGCCGATGTTCTCGGGCTGCAGCCTCAGGAAGTAAGCGCTGAGTACGCTCGCCTGATGGACAGTTTCGGCACGTCTCAGGTTGCGAGACTTAACGCCGATATCGTCGTGGCCGCCATCGCCGTGGTGCGCAAGGCTCTAGATCTGGCCACAGGCGAGACATTTGATGTCGAGCAATCGCCCGATCTGTTCGCCCAGGCGCTGCGCGTTGCACTTGCTGCGGATTTGAGGAAACAGGGGAAGCGTACAGATGGATCTCGATCAGGAGATGGACAAGCTAGCTCAGCTGATCGCGCTGCGCGCGCAGCGGAAGTTGGGCGAGAAGCCCAAGCTCACGGTGGTCGGAAGCGTAAAGCCGGCTGAGCTGCCAGCTACAGCACCTGATGGAGCCAGCAGGAAGGTCACGCACCCGGCGGGCCGCATGGACGTCGTACTTCGTGAATCACACTGCCGCATGATCCGGCATTTTCAAAGGCGCTGGGGCGCTCCCATGCAGCTTCTGATCGATCAGGCTTGTTTCGGTTACCTGGGAATCGAACAGCTTCCGGACGATGACCTGATCCAGCTGCATAAGGACCTGGAGCGCGCCGAAGATTGCATGCGGGACGGCGTCAGCTTTGAGGATGCCGGCTTGCTCCGCAGCCGCTATGGATGAGAGGCATGACCAATGAGGAAGTACTTGTACACCGCTGGGATAGTGGTGCTGGCCCTTTGTGGGTGCGTCAACGCAAGCAATCCTATCAACGATCCAGCGCGCGCCGCCGCTGCCCGCGCTTCTGCATCGGCAGCTGAAGCTGCCACAAAAGCCCAAGAGGCTATTGACACGCTCAGGGGGTCAACGGCCGAACTGTGCGAAGGCGAGTCCACTGCTGCCGAGCGCATCATGAAGGCAAGGCAGATGGGCACCCCAATGGCGACAGTCATGGCGACGGCGACGAAGTATGGTGAGCCCTACGTGGGCTTCGTCCACAAAGCATATGAACTCCCTCGCTTGACCAGTGATGCCGTCAAAGACGTGGTCACAGGGGAGTTTAGAGACGCTGCATACAGCGACTGCCTCAAGCGTTGGGAATTCTGATTTCTTAACGGATTCAGAAATTCATTGAGATAAAGCGCGCCTCGTAAACAGCATCGCTATTGTAAAGGTTAGATAGCAGCGCTATTGTTCCGCCACCGGCTTCTGCCGCGTACGGAGACCTAGCAATGCCCCTGACCCTCAGCACCAAGCGCACCGCCCGCGTCGGCATGGCCGCCTTGGCGTGCTTCATCGCCCTGGGCGTGGTTGCCTGGGCCACCCCCTCCGATGCACCCGCCGCGGCTACAGACGACGCGCCGAACGGGCTGGTGATCACCAGCCCCCGCATCTGCGCCGCTCTGGCTGTGTATGAGCTGGCCGCCGGGGACGATTGGGCACTGCGTGCCACCGTCGCCAACACGACCCTCAACGCCTTCCGCGATGCAGACCGGGTGCCCGACTGTGCGGCAGGCGTCACTGCGGCGCTGACGCAAAACTTCGAGCCGGCGCGCTGGCAGCTTGCCCTCGACGCGGCAGATGCCGTCCTGAGCGGCTCCTATGAGATTTCCCCGGCGGCATGCGTCCGGGCCAATGCGGTTGTCCCCCTGTCGACCGCAGACGGCAAAGAGCCGAGCACCTCCCCGGTGCTGGCCCGGGCGCAGTGCGTCATGCACGAACTGGCCTTCGTGGAGGTGGCGCCGTGATCACCGGCCTCCTTACCGAACCGCGCGCCGCGATGATCGGCACACAGCGCCTGCCCCTGAGCCCCACCGAATCTAGGGTGCTGCAGCTGATCATCAACGCAGGTGACACCCCGATCAGCCGCTTCCAGATCGAGCGGGAGATCTACGGCGCCTCCGGCCGCAAGTCGAACACCGTCGAGGTGACCATCTGCCGCCTGCGCCAGAAGCTGGCCCAGCACGGCTACCGCATCAATGCCACCCGCAGCCGTGGCTACACGATCAGTCAGGCCGGTGCAGCATGATCGCCGCCATCACCTACCCCCTCGCACAGCGCGCGGCCGTCGCCGCCAAGGCAGCCGCTACGGCCGCCACTGGTATGGGCTTCGCCCCGAACCTGGTCGCCGCAGCCGCTGACGTTGCCGCGCGCGCAGTGCTGGAGCGTCGCGCCAGTGCCGGTCGAGCCATCGCCGATGTGCGCAGGAATCTTCGCCGCATGTTGCGGGCACAAGGCGGTGCCGCATGAGGGCTCCTGCGATCAAGCTCCCGGCCCCTGACCTGACGCCGGACCAGCGCGCGGCCTTGGAGCGCGCGAAGCGCCCCCGCCGCCATCCCTACCGCGTGTACTGCACGCACCAGGCGAGCGCGCAGCGTCAGCGCGAGGCGGAAGAGCAGCGCCAGCGCGTCGCGCCGAACCTGCACAGGTTGGTGCGCTGATGGACGGCCTGCATCTGATCGGCGGCGGCCTGGACGCGGTGATCGTCAGCACGGCCACGCCGACGCCTGAAGAGAGGCTGCAGCGGTACGCGGCGGCAGTTGCTGCCCACCCGTGCCGCTGGTTCTCGCTGCGCGTGCAGTTCGGCCAGATCCTGCAGCGCTCGCTCAAGAAGGGCATCCGGGTGGGCTACGCGGCGTGGCAACGGCAGATGCCGGCTCTCTGGCCCCGTGTACATATCAACTGACTGGAGAAGCTTCGAATGCCGACCATCACTGTCGACGTCGACCTTGACGATTTCGATGACCAGGACCTCTTGGAGGAGTGCAGGGTTCGCGGTCTCAATGTGCTGCCCACTGCCCCTGCCGATGTGCCTGTTGCGGAGCTGGTTGTAGAGCGCGCCTATCTCGCGGCTCGCGCCATGACCGAACTTCCGCAGGAGCTGAAAGACCTGTTCTGGGTCGTGCATGGCCGCGCAATCGCATGACGCAGAAGGGCCGCCCGGGATGGACCTCCGCAACCAGCTCGACATTTTCGACCACGACCCAGCGCGCCTGGCCAAGGCCAACCGCGTTGCGGCCGAGAACGCCCTGACCGATCCGTTCTTCTCCCAGAGGGTCCGACAGGACCGTCACGACTACTACATCGCCGAAGCCGAACGCCTTGAGCGCTTGGCAGCCATGGCCGAGAAGCCGGCCACCACCGCAGCCTGAGATCTCCCGAATGAAACAGCCTCAGCCCAGCGAAGCCAAATCTTCAACTCCGATCCCCGACAGCGCGATTGAAGCGTTCCGCGTTGCCTACGCCACCCATGGCACCCAGAAGGGCTATGCGGAAGCCATCCGTGCCGGCCTCGCCGCCGCGGCGCCACTGATCAGCCATGACGCCCTGCTCTCGCTCGAGCAGGATGCGCAGGCCTACCTGGTGCGCCAGCTGGACATTGCCCTGAATGGTGAAGCCGCCGCAGCGCGCGAGCCGGTGCTGGCTGATCTTCTGAGCCAGTGTCAGAACGAGGTTCGCCGCCGCAGCGGTCCAGTTTTGACCACGCTTCCGATCGGAGTGCAGCACCACCTACGGCAGGTGTTCAGCGATATGGCCGACCGCGCGCGCCTACTGACCGACGCCGCCGTGCGTGAAGTCGTGCTGGTGGGCACTACGGAGGTGCGCTGTGGCTGACCAGGCGATCGCCGGCGCTCTGCCGGATGCAGAACTGGAGATCCTTCGCCATGCCCTGGGCGTCGGCGACTGCGGTAGAGAGCGCAGCTACCGAAATCACTTCGTCACCGGCCCAGGCGGCGCCGACCACAAGCACTGCGTGGCGCTCGTAGCGCGCGGGTTCATGGTCCAGCGCGCGGGGAACGCGATTACCGGCGGGAGCGACCTGTTCAACGTCACCGAGGCCGGCCGAGTAGCGGTGCAGGAGCACACTCCGCCGCCGCCGAAACTGACCAGGTCGCAGCAGCGCTACCAGCAGTTCCTGCGCTACGACGGTGGTGTGACGTTCGGCGAATTTCTGCGGGGCTGGCGATGACTACGATCACCACAGACACGCACAGCGCAATGGATAGGCCAGAGATCATCGGCGGCGACGCTATCGCTGAGGCAAACGGAAAACTCTGCTCGTTCTCGATGCGATGGGAACTCGATGGCGACTACATGCGCTGCCGGATCTGCCAACGCCCACAGCTGACCAGCTACGCACGCTACCCGTTCCCGCACGTGGCCGGCTGCAAGGGCGCGAAAGCCCATGAGGCGCATCCGTGGGTCACCTTCGTGCAGCTGATGGCTCCGCTCAGCCATGCGGTGTGCAATGGCTGAGCCGCGACCTATTGGCCTGCTGCTCTCAAATGACCAGCGTGCCGTCTCCACGAATGCTCGTCACATGTCGCAGCAGCTGCGCAGCAAAATCTATCGCTTCGCGATCAGCCATCTGACGGCTCGGCACAGGCTCCATCAAGTGCCTGTGCACAACGGAATCGCCTTGGCTCACTTCCACGTAAGCGTCGAAGTAGCCAGTGCCATCCGATCGCTGCTGGCAACGCGCTTGGAGCACGTGCCCGCTCTCGTTGATCTCGCGATGCAGTGTCTGAGCAATCTGCGAACGGGCGGTGCGAACGCCAGCTTCGCGCGCATCTTCCAGCGAGCCTGGAACAGCAAGCCCATGCCCAAATCTGACTGTATTTCCATTCGGCTGTTTGACCTCCACGACATGCACAGACCAACCGTTGGTTGTCTTCTTCACGTCGACCTTTGCAAAGAGACCGTCCTGATGAACGAGAAGGACTTCGGAATGATCGGGTTGGATGTGCGACATGGCATCGGCTCGCTGGGGTTTGCCCGAGCTTATCACCGCGGAGATCGTTCCAATGGCTGACGGCTCCCACGCTTTCAACTTCCCCATGCCGCAGCGCTCCCGGCTGCGCCCCGGCGAGATCGTCGTGGATCTGTTCGCCGGCGGTGGTGGCGCATCGGAAGGGCTCAAGCAGGCCCTCGGCATCGATCCCGCCCTGGCCTACAACCACGACGAGCTGGCCATCGGCATGCACGCCGCCAACCACCCGCTGACCCAGCATCACCGCGAGGATATCTGGCACGCCGACCCGCGCGTGGACGTGGCCGGCCGCCCTATCGGCTGGTTCCATGCGTCGCCGGACTGCACGCACTTCAGCCAGGCCAAGGGCGGCCAGCCGCGCAGCCGGAAGACCCGCGCATTGTCGTGGGTGGTGTTGAAGTGGGTTGGCCAGCTGCTGCGTGCTGATCGGCTGCACGGGACCAACACCGCGCCGCGCATCATCTCCATGGAGAACGTGTGGCAGATCCTGACCTGGGGTCCGCTGGTGGCAAAGCGCTGCTGCAAGACCGGCCGAGTGATCACCCTGGACTTGGTCCAGGCCGTGCACCCGGAGTCGGGAAAGCCGCTGTTCCGGCGTGGCAAGCCGGTCATGGTCAACCGAGTCGCCGACAAGGGCGAGCGGGTGCCCGTCGAGCGCCAGGCTCTTGTCCCCCACAAGCGTTACAGCGGTCGCACTTGGCGGCAGTTCGTCGCGGCACTGCGGGCGCTGGGCTACGCGGTGGAGTGGCGCAAGCTTGTGGCTAGCGATTACGGCGCCGGCACCAGCCGCGAACGCCTGTTCCTGCTCGGCCGCCGCGACGGCCAGGCCATCGTGTGGCCCGAGCCTACCCATGGCACAGCCCCGGGGCAGAAGCCGCGCGTGACTGCTGCTGACTGCCTGGACTTCTCGATTCCCTGCCCATCCATCTTTACTCGGGACCGACCGCTGGCCGACGCCACCATGCGCCGCATCGCCAAGGGCGTCATGCGGCACGTCATCAACTCGGCCGATCCCTTCATCGTCCCTGCAACACACCAGGGCGGCGATCGCGTGCACAGCGTGCGCGACCCCATGCGCACCATCACCGCCGCCAATCGCGGCGAGCTGATGCTGGCCGCACCGGAGCTGGCGCCATTCCTCACCGAGCATGCGAACGCAAGCCGCCAGCGGACGATGCCGGCGGACGAGCCACTTCCTACTGTCTGCGCGGGGGTGAAGGGTGGGCACTTCTCGGTGGTATCCCCGACACTTGTCCAGACCGGCTATGGCGAGCGCGAAGGCCAGGCCCCGCGTGCACTCGACCTGCAGCAGCCGCTGGGCACGATTGTCGCGGGCGGTGTGAAGCACGCTGTGGCCGCGCCGCACCTGGTGAAGTTCCGTGGCGACAGCCTCGGCACCGCGGCCACCGAGCCCGTGCCGACGATCACTTCTGGTGCTGGTGCAGCCAGGCCGGCCGGCGCAGCGCATGCTCTCGGTGTAGCCGCCACCTCGCTTGTGACGCTGCGGCGGAACATGGTCGGCGCCGATGCGCGAACGCCGCTCACCACCGTAGCCGCTCAGGCCGAACACCACGCGGTATCGAGTGCCTTCATGGTCCAGGCCGCACACGGCGAAGGTCGAACTGGCGGCGTCCAACGCTGGGGAACGGGCAGCAAGGATGCTCGCTCACCGGTCGGCACGGTCACTGCCAGTGGCAACGGCGGGCACGCGGTGGCAGAGGCGGAGCTGGCGCAACTGTCCCCCGAGCAGGAGGCAGGTGCACTGCGAGTTGCCGCGTTCCTGGTGAAGTACTACGGCAGCGGCATCGCCGTGGGGCTGCATGACCCCGTGGACACGGTCACCACCAAGGACCGCTTGGCGCTGGTCACCGTGGTCATCAAGGGTACGCCCTACGTGATCGTGGATATCGGCCTGCGCATGCTCAAGCCGCATGAGCTTTTCCGTGCGCAGGGCTTCCCACGGACCTACATCATCGACCGCACCGCCGACGGCACCGAACTGAAGACCACAGCGCAGGTCCGCATGTGCGGCAACAGCGTCAGCCCGCCACCGATGTTCGCGATCGCAGAGGCCAACCTTGACCCGGTGCCGGCCGACATGGCGGTGGCGGCATGACCGGCGCTGCCCTGGCCAAGCACGTTGCCCGCGTGCTGCTGACCGAATGCCGGGCGCGCCGACACGGCCTCGGCTTCTGGTTCGCCTTCAACGCTGCACAGCGCGCGCGCATGCGCGCGACCGCTCCCGCACCACTGCCGGCATCGCCACGCGCACCGGCACTGCCGGCCCAACTGGACCTGTTCGCATGATCCACATCGGAGACTGCCTGGAAGTGATGCGCGGAATGGCCGCCGGCTCGGTCGACGCCATCGTGACCGATCCGCCCTACGGCCTGTCGTTCATGGGCAAGCGCTGGGATTACGACGTACCCAGCACCGAGATTTGGGCCGAGTGCCTGCGCGTGTTGAAGCCTGGCGGCCACCTGCTGGCTTTCGCCGGAACCCGCACGCAACACCGCATGGCAGTGCGAATCGAGGATGCTGGCTTCGAGATCCGCGACATGATCGCGTGGGTCTACGGCAGCGGTTTCCCGAAGTCGCACAATGGTGCTTGGGGCGGTACCGCTCTGAAGCCAGCGCTCGAACCGATCACGGTCGCCCGCAAGCCTCTTACAGGTACGGTGGCAGCCAACTGGCATCAGCATGGCACCGGTGGGCTCAACATCGACTCTTGCCGGATCGAGACGATGGACAAGCTCGGCGGCGGCGACCAATCGGCCGCGCCGAAGATTGCTTCCGATGGTTGGCACCGGCCATGGATGGAGGACGAGCAGGCAAAAGCCGCACATGCAGACCGTTGCAACACCAACGTAGCGAAGGCGGAAGCGCTGGGTCGCTGGCCTGCCAACCTGATCCACGATGGCAGCGAGGAAGTACTCGCGGCATTCCCTGCAGCGCCGGGACAGAAAGCGAACCTGAGCGATGATGGGGAAAGCGCCCGATTCTCGGTCGTGTACGACGGCGGGCCCCTCCCGCGAGGCGGCGAAGCGAGTTCGAACAGCGTCAACGATGGAGCGGTGGGCTTCAAGATGCGTCCTGGTGCACGCCGTTTGGATAGCGGCAGCGCTGCCCGGTTCTTCTACTGCGCCAAGGCAACGCGTGAAGACCGCAACGACGGCCTCGATTCTGGCCCGGTGCCAGCAGTATCGGCTGGCGCAACGATGCGCGACCGCGAGACTGCCAACTGGCCGGCGCGGAACGGCAACCACCACCCCACCGTGAAGCCGACTGACCTCATGCGCTACCTGTGCCGGCTTGTCACTCCTGCCGGCGGCACGGTGCTGGACCCGTTCATGGGTAGCGGCAGCACCGGCAAAGCTGCCGTTCTCGAGGGCTTCCAGTTCATCGGCATCGAGCTGGACCCCGCCTATGCCGCAATCGCCGAGGCGCGCATCCGGGTCGCACAGCCTGGGCTTTCATTTGGAGACGTCGCATGAGCCCAGGACGCAACGCCGCATCTATCCGCGCTGCTCTTCGCGGCCCAGCGCCCGCACACGTGACGGCGCGCGACATGATCCGCCGCCACTGCCGGGAGCACGGCAAGCAGCTTGCCTGCCTTGCGCCCGCCTGGGGCTGCCAGGTGTTCAGCGTTTGGCGCGCATTCGGCCGGACGTCCCGCCCCCTGCAGCCGCATCAGGTTGAGGGCGCGATCACAACGCTGCATCTGGACGAGTTCGATGCGAACGAGCTACGGCTGCGTGCTGCTCGCGAAGCAGGGTGGCACATCGATCCCAAGATGCTGCTCGAGGGCGGAGCATGAGCGGCGATGCCTCGACCATCAGCACAGCACCGCCGCAGACTGCGAGTGACGCCGTGCGCGAGATGCGAGCAGCAGGCCGCGCCGGTCATGCGGTGCCGGCCGATCAGGTGAATCGATGGGCCACCACGCTGATGTGTCTGTTTGGCCAGCAGCGGGCCGTGAGGCTCGAGCAGTGGGGCGGATCGTTCTGGTATCAGATCGATGAAAAACAGTGGTACCGGGCCCTTGCAGCTGGCGAACGAGTGCGGGCGCTCTACACCCAGCCTTTGCTCCACGAGCTCCGCAGGGCTGGGGAGGATCGTGATCACATCTGGTCGGCGGACCGAACGCACTGCACCGTTTGTAACGACCCTTTCGATTGGGCCGATCCGTACTGCAACCCGCCCAAGCCGCCGGCGCCTATCGCGCTGAAACCTCAGCCGTTCAATCCCTCCTGGGTTCTCCCACTGCTCGACCGACTGGAGCGAGCGTTGAAGCGTGAAGGCAAGCGGGAAAGGGACGAGTGGGGTTTCCGAATTGCGCAGCTGCGTAAATCAATCGATGAGCATACGAAGGAGAAATCACATTGACCGTTGAGCACATCAAGGCCGCCTCGGGCGAGCGGTCACCACTGATCCACCAGCAGCGCGCAGCCATAGCAGTTGCAGCAGCGCTCGAAACCGCCCTGACCAGCACGCGCCCCGCCAGCGGCGGCGGCCGCGCATTGACCTTCACGTTTGCCGGCGAGCCGCAGCTGCAGGCCGCGTGCGACGCCTGGCGCGCATACGCCCTCGCCACCATCGACATGCCGGCGCCACTGGCGGCGACAGCGACCCAGCGGCTTACGGCCCAGATCGGCCTCGCCCTTTTCGATGACCCCACAATGGACCTGACACAGATCGCAAACCTTGTGACCACGGCACGGTCGGATTCGCACACTGCGCTGCTGTTGGCGCCCACCACTGAAGTAACGGAGGCCCGAGATGGGCGCAGCTGAGAACATGCCCGAAGTCCTGCTGAAGCTCGAGCAGGTCGAAGCCCAGACCGGGATGAAGAAGAGCTACATCTATCGCGAGATGAGCAAAGGCAACTTCCCTAGCGCTTTGAAAATCGGGGCAAGGACTAGATGGTGTCAAAGTGAAGTACAGAAGTGGATTGCCGTAAAGAAAACAAGAACTCGGCAATTACTCTGACAGCTACTAGTCCTCAATTCTTACGTCCGAGATTCACGCTCAAGCTCTTGGGTCAATTCTTGGAATTTCACCCAAATCTTCGGATTGGACGAACTTGTTCTAAGTGCGTCAATTAGCGCGCGGGAGTGCCGGAAGCTGTCAATCATGATCTTTCGCCAAGCGTCTACGATCATGTCCCGGCAATAGATATCGCGCTCAACACAGATCGCCACGTTCTCAAAGTGGTTGAGCAAGTAGAAGATGTCAGTTCTATCTGCTGAGGTTGCAGCGCAACGCTTTTCGTGATCTTCATCACTCTCATCCGCGATTTTCGGCGGTTTGTAGTCGATACTGACGAGATCTCTGATGTTGACGCCCGAACTGCTGTAGTAGCGCTCTACAGTTCGGCATCCTCGTTGGAGCTTCTCATCTCCGCGGCTCTCAAGCAGTAAACGCGCTGTCTCTTTGCGCTTGGCGATCAACCGTGATTCGCGAAGGGCATCGTCTTGTCCTGTCTTCGAAGCATCAATTTGCTGCTGGACGGCCGACAGTTGGGACTTGATCCCCGCCTCGGCAATCTTGAGTTGGCGCAATGCCACAAGCACGCCGAAAAGCAAGACAACACTATTGAATCCTGGAGAGTTCAGCACTCCCGCCAAAAACGTCAACAT